ATGGTATAAAAACTGACAGAACTTATAACAAGTCAAGCGAACAGTTTAGAGAATCTATTATAGATTGGGCAAAATCAAAGGGTATAACCCCAAAAAGAGATAAGAAAGGAAGGTTTACCTCTTATATGTCAATGGCTAACGCTATCACAAAAAGCATAAGAAGGAAAGGTATTTCTAAGAGATTTGGATATAAGGGTAGTGGATTTATACAAGCAGTACAAGAACAAACAAAAGAACAAATAAAAGCAATATTAAAAGAAGGTTATAGAAAAGACATACTATTGAACCTTAATGAATTAAAATCAATTAACTAATGGCAACATACACAAGAAGTCCGAGTTTTGAATCTATGAGTACTGCAAACGCATCTTATGGAATATTGAAACTATACATTTGGACTGGGGATAAAACAATCGTACCACCAGACCCTATATACACATTAAGAAAATCAGCAACTACTCCAACAACAGGAAATCCAACAGTAACATTTGAAACATCTGAACTGATAAGAGATTATTTAGATGTTGAGTTTGATGGNAATTATACTGGGCAAGGNGTATGGGTTAGAACAGATTTTGATGTTTATAATTCATCTGACGTATCTATTGTTGATTATGATTACACAATTATTGCTTTTGATGGTTATGAATATTTTGAAGACCCTTATCCATCATTTTCTAACTTAATGATTACTAACAGAAAATTATTTGTTTTAGAAGATAATACATTTAGAATACCAATAGATACATCTTCAAGTAACCCAACAGTTACATTTTTAAAGGACAATGAAATTGTAGCCACACAAACATTTACAGCAAGTAATCAAAGTTCTGACCAAATAAAATATGTTTCCATATATGGAAACTCTACTAATTGGGATACATTTAAAGAAAGGGTTTTAGAAGATGGTGGTAAAAGCTACGAGCCAAACGAATGTTTACAAGCATACTTTAACGATTATTCAATCGGTGCAGTAGATAAGATAATTATATCGAGTAGTAGTGGTATTGAAACTATTAATGTAACAATTTTAGAGGAGTGTAAATATGAACCTAAAAAAGTAACGTTTGTAAATAAGTTTGGTGCTTTGCAAGATATGTATTTCTTCAAGAAGTCAGTCGAAAAAATGAACATCAAAAAGGAATCTTATAAATCAAATATATTAAACGGAGCTTCTTATAATACCAGTAATCACGTTTATAGGGATTTTAATGTGTTAGGTAAAGAATCAGTTACATTAAGTAGTGGTTTTTTAAGTGAAGAATATAATGAGGTATTTAAACAAATGATGCTATCAGAGAAAGTATGGGTTACTAACATAACAGAAGAAGGGGAGCAAGTTTTACCTATCAACGTTAAGACAAGTGATATTACTTATAAGACATCTTTAAACGATAAATTGGTAGAATATACCTTTGAATTTGATAAATCATTCGATACTATAAACAATATTAGATAAATGCAGATAGTTCAGTTATACATAGAAGGTCAAAGAGTTGATATGTTTGAGGATATTAGTGTTAGTATTACTGACACTATAAAAGATGTTAGAGATGTTAGCAAGGTTTTTACAGCTTATTCACAGACATTTAGTTTACCTGCAAGTAGAACTAATAATAAAATATTTAAACACTTTTACAACAACGACATTCAAGATGGTTTTGATGCGAGAACACGAGTTCCTGCAAATATAGAATTAAATTCTATACCCTTTAAAGATGGTTATATCAAACTTGAAGGAGTTGATTTAAAGAACAATGTTGCACATACATATAGGATAACTTTCTTCGGAAATACAATCACATTAAAAGAGTTGTTAGGTGATGATTTATTATCCTCACTAAGTAGTGTTCCTGAGGGTAGGGTTAATTTATTTGATGAACTTAGTAAAAAGGCAAATGGAACAGACTTACTCTATGATAAAGACGATATAGAGACTTATTTAACAACACAGGTTGATAGAACTATTGACGGAGTAACTTATGTAGCTCCTGTACAAATTCCTTTAATAACACACTCCCAAAGGCTTTATTACGATTCCTCAGAGGACATAAGAGACACTGGTAATGTTTATTATAATCACTCAACAGGTAATTCTAAAGACCACGGAGTCAAATTTAATGAACTTAAATATGCTTTAAAACTGAGTGTAATAGTTAAGGCTATTGAGGAAAGGTATGGGTTGAATTTCAGTAATGACTTCTTTAAAGGAGGTGATTCTTCTTTTGATAATTTATATATGTGGTTGCACAGAAAGAAAGGGAAGGTTGAAAATTTAAGTGGATTAAATGAATCTTTAATAGATGGGTTTACAAATGATACTGATGCTAATACTGGTTCAGAAATGTTTAATAATGCTTTATCATTAAGTGTACCACTATATGAATCTTCTTATTCTGAAATAAAACTACATACCACTGCTTCAACTACAAACCCTTATAGAATTTCTATTAGAAAAGATGGGGTTGAGGTTGTAAATAGTGGTTCAATTACATCAGGTTCTTCAAACACAACAACCGTACCACTTAATGAAGTAGAAGATAATGTATATTATACTGCATATATTCAATCTGAATTTGATATACTTTTTTCAATTATTAGATTTGAAGTAATCACTTATGATACGACAGACCCATTAAATATTGTTACATACACAAAGAACTATTCAATAAGTAATTATCAATATACAAGTTCATTTAATTTTAGAATTAGTCAACAAATACCTAAAATGAAGGTATTGGATTTCTTAACATCATTATTTAATATGTTTAACTTAGTTGCATACGTTGAAGGTAGTGATATGATTGTTAAAACATTAGATGATTTTTATGAGAATCCTTCTTTAGACTCACCTTACGATATAACAAGGTATGTAGATGTTAATTCATCAAAAGTAGATTCAGCACTTCCTTTTAGAGAAATTAATTATTCTTATAAAGGACTAAAGACTTTTTTAGCAAAAAGACACGAACAATTATTCAATGAGGATTGGGGAACGGAAGAGTATAAAGGAGGGGAAAGCACTATTTTATCCAAAGGCATATTTAAAGTTCAAGTACCCTTAGAGCATATGAAGTTTGAAAGATTATTAGATATAGACAACCCAAACCCCCCAACAGATATACAATGTGGGTATTGTGTAGATGACAACCAACAGAGTTATATCGGGCAACCTTTAATTTTTTATATGGATAGAAAAACACTTTCTACAGGTGGTAAAATATCCTTCGTAGATGTAGTTGGCACTGTTAATGGCGAGAATAATGTTGCAACATCACATAAGGAAATTTCATCTTATTATACCCCTGCTAATTCAGATTTACAAGTTGCTTTACCAGAGGATAGACAATCTTTACATTTCAGCAGTGAAAATGACGAGTGGGAATTGAATACCACTACTGAAACACTGTTTAACAACTATCATAGAAACTATATTTCAAGTATTTTTAATAAAAATAACAGATTAACTAAGATAACTGCTTATCTACCTTTAAGAATACTACACAAATATACATTAGCAGATAAATTTATAGTATCAGGTAAAAGTTATAAGATTAACTCAATAGAAACAGATTTTTACACAGGTAAATCTGAAATAGAATTATTAAGCGACATATAATGATAAGAGAAACATTAGAACTACTAAGGAATAAAGAATGGTTAATTGAAGATAAGGATATTAATATAGCTAAAGGACTATATGAATTACCTTCAAGTTTTAGAGAGTTAAAAACAAGTATAAAAAGAAAAAGACTAACAAATGGCAAATAGTACGGAAAATATTGTTTATAAAATTACTGTAGATGCAGAATTAGGAGTAGCTACAGTAAGAAATCTTAAAGGTCAAATTGTAGCAACAAAAGTACCTGTAAAAGAGCTTAGAAAAGAGTTTGGTAACTTCGCTAAGACAGTCAATTCAACTAAATTCAATAATTTTAAAAAAGGATTAGATTCTGCAACAAAATCTAATCAGAATCTAAGAACTGCATCAGGAGCAGCTACCTCTTCTGTAATGGAACTTGGTAGGGTTATTTCAGATGCACCTTATGGTATTCGTGGTATGGCGAATAACATTACCCAACTGGTTTCTCAAATGGGTTTTGCAGTAAAATCAACAGGGAGCTTAAAACTTGCATTAAAGGATATGTGGAAAGCCCTTATGGGGCCGCTTGGTATTGTTTTAGCTATTACTGCTGCGGTATCTGCTCTTGACTTTTTTGCTGGTGGTCAAAAAAAATCAGAAAAAGCAACTGACAAAAACACAGAAAGCCTTAAAAAGCAAATAACTCCTTTAAATAAATTATTAAATCTTTATTCATCATTGAAAAAGGTTTTATTTACGTCAAAAGATAATGAGGCTATAAACGCTTTCAATAATAACTTTCTGTCATTGGATGAAACGGTTAAGGTCTTAACAAGGAATTTTAGTGAGTTTAAGAACGCATACGATAAATTATCTGATGATGATAAGAAGAATAAAGAATCAGTTAAAGCACTTGTAGATGGTTATTCTGAATTACTTAAGTTAAGAGAGTTAGAAGAAAAGCAAGTATCAAGAATGAGTGTTCTTAGAGGGATTGTTGATAAAAAGGGTAGGACAATTTCAAGGAATGGGTTAACACGATTAAGGGATGAGGCAAAAGAACTAGACACACTTGAAAATAGTTACATAAAAACACAAAAAAGATTAATTCAGTTAGATGAATATTTCTCTAAGGCTGATAAAACCTCAGGAGACTCTGAGACTAGACTAAAGGCTTTTCAGGTTGTTACACCAGATAGCCTTGAAAAACAAGTTAAATTCAGCAAAAAGCTAATAAAAGCTATTGCTAAAGCAATGAATGTTGAATTAGGTAAAAATCCAATAGATTTAGATAAATTAATAGATTTTGAACTAAGTGATGAGACTAAAGAAGGTATAAGGAAATACAACGAAGAAGTTAAAGCATCAATGGCTTTAAAGGATGATTTAAGTGAAATTGAATCTTATGTATCAGCAACACAAGATATTTTAAGTCCTATGACTGATTTTATGAACGCTCAATTTGAAAGGGAAATGACTATTGAGTCTAATAAAACAAATGCTTTAAACAAAGAGTTAAACGATAGATTACTTAACGAAAACCTATCGAAAGAAGAAAGAGCTAAAATTCAAAATCAAATAGCTATAAATGACGAGAAATTAAGGATAAAACAGCAAAAAATAGCTAAAAAGAAATTTGATATGAATAAAGCATCAAATATAGCAAATGCTTTAATGGACACTTCGGCAGCAGCTATAGGTGTTATGAAAGATGCTCAAGGTGGTTTTTTTGCAAGATTAGCACAAGCATTACCTACTATTGCATTTGGTTTAGCTCAAGTGGCAACGATTTCAAGACAGAAATTCCAAACAGCATCAGCATCAACACCTATACGCACAAGTAGTGGTGGTGGTGGAGGAGCTTCATCAGGCGGTCGTTCAGAACCTTCGTTTAACATAGTGGGTAGGTCTAACGAAGACTTACTTATAAACACTATACAAGCACAGTTTGACAAACCACTAAAAGCTTATGTAGTATCGAGAGACGTTACTAATCAACAACAGTTGGATGGTATGATTGTAGGTCAAGCAGGTACTTAAAATAAAACAGAATAAAATAAAACAAGTTATCATAATATAAATAAGTTAAATATGGAGGGATTAGATATAATAGAATTATTTATAGACGAATCAAAAGAAGAGGATGGAATCGAAGCTATATCTTTGGTTGAATTTCCTGCTATTGAAGAGAATTTTATTGCTTTAAGTAAACATAAAGTGGAGTTCAAAACTGTTGATACAGAAAAGAGAATAATCGTTGGTTTAGCATTAGTACCAAATAAGCTCATATACAGACGTAGAGGTGATTATGAGTACAACATAACTTTCTCTACCGAAACAGTAAGAAAAGCGTCTGAACTATACTTAAAACGTCTTAAAAACAATAATACAACATTAGAACACGCTGAATTTACAGGTGGTGTATCTGTTATAGAGTCTTGGATAGTAGAAGACCCTAATAAAGATAAAACTGCTTTGTATGGATTAAATGCAGTAAAAGGTGCTTGGGCAGTTACTATGAAGATAGACAATGATGAGGTATGGGAAGATGTTAAACAAGGTAAATACTTAGGATTAAGTATTGAGGGTATGTTTAGTGATAACGTAGAGGATATTGAAGAAGTTGAAGCGAGTAGTGTATTAGAAGAGATAAAGAGGTTAATAATTCAAGGCGAACATTTAAAAGAGGATTTAGTAGAGTACCCCCACGTTATGTATAATCCTGAGACAGGAGAAAGTGTTGAAATAATGAATGAAGAAGAACACGACAAGTACACTAAAAAAGGTTGGGTACATACTAAACCTAAAAAGTATGAAGAGCAAGAACTAAAGTCTTATAGCGATTATCCACAAGGTGCAACTAACAATGCGAAAAGAGCATTAAAGTACAAAAAAGAGAACGGAAGTTCTTGTGGTACAAGTGTTGGATGGACAAGAGCAAGTCAGTTAGCCAACAGAGAGCCTTTAAGTAGAGATACTATTGCAAGAATGGCATCGTTCAAAAGACATCAGCAACATAAGGACGTACCTTATTCAGAAGGTTGTGGAGGTATTATGTGGGATGCTTGGGGTGGTTCAGCAGGTGTTAATTGGGCAATCAGCAAACTAAAAAAGATAGATAATGAGAGCTAAATATTGCAAATGTAAGAACACCTATTCTATAGATTGTGATAAGTATTCAAAGAAAAGAAAGTGTAGTACAGACGAATATTGGAAGCAAGGTATAGGTTCAATTCATAAACAACCAGAGGGGTAAAAATAAGACAGTAAAATTTTAAATAGTTATATTAATATAAACCAATAAGTATGAAAGCGACAGAAATCCTTAATAATGTCAAAGAGCTTTTAAATCTTTCTAAAGAAGAGGTAAAAGTTGAAGACATTGCAGTTGAAGAATCAGTAGAGTTATCTACAGAGGAAGTATCTGAAAAAGTAGAAGAGGAAGTAGAAGAGGTTGTACTTGCTGAGGAGTCTAAAGAAGAGGTTGTAATCGAGGAGGAAGTTGAAGCTCCTGCTATGAGTTACGCTACTTCTGAGGAGTTAGCAGCAGTAAAATCAGAGCTACTTTCTATGATTAAAGCATTAATCGAAGATAAACCAATGGGAGAAGCTAAAGAAGTTCCTGAGGAGTTATCTAAACAAGAAGAGGTTGAACTATCTGAAAATGTAGAAGAAGTTGTACATTCTCCAGAGGCTCAAATCGAAAAGAAAAAGAATTTATTATCAAACCCAAACAAATCTATGACTATCGAAGATAGAGTTAATAGAATGTTATTTAATTAAAATTAGACAAAATGGCTACTACTACAAGTATTACTACAACTTACGCTGGAGAATCTGCAGGAAAATATATTTCTGCTGCTTTACTTTCAGGTAACACTATTGCAAATGGTGGATTAACTATCCGACCAAACGTAAAGTTCAAAGAGGTTGTTAAAAGATTGGAATTAGATGGTATCACTAAGAATGGTACTTGCGACTTCAATGACACTTCAACTTTGACTTTAACTGAAAGAATCCTTGAACCAAAGGAATTACAAGTTAATTTAGAATTATGTAAGAAAGATTTCCGTTCTGATTGGGATGCAATTCAAATGGGATATTCTGCATTTGACAACTTACCATCTTCTTTCCAAGACTACTTAATCTCTTATGTTGCTGCTAAAGTAGCACAAAAGAATGAGCAGAACATATGGGCAGGAGCAGATGGCGAAGGTTCATTTGATGGATTTTCTACTTTATTAGCTGCTGATGCTTCTTTACCATCTGCACAACAAATTGCAGGAACTACTGTAACCGCTGCTAACGTAGTAGANGAGTTAGGAAAAGTGGTTGACCAAATTCCTTCTGCTTTATATGGTAGAGACGATTTATTCATCTATGTTTCTCAAAACATATTTAGAGCTTACAAAAGAGCTTTAGGTGGATTCCAAGCTAACGGTGAAGGTGCTGCTGGTGTAAATTCTCAAGGAAACAACCAAGACATCAACATCTTATACTTTGATGGTGTAAAAATCTTTATGGCTAACGGATTAGCAGCAAACACTGCGGTAGCAACTACTAAAGATAACTTACAATTTGGAACTGGTTTATTATCAGACCACCAAGAAGTAAAAGTTTTAGATATGGCTGACTTAGATGGTTCTCAAAACGTAAGAATCATTATGCGATTTACTGCAGGAGTACAGTACGGAGTTGTTGAAGACATCGTAACTTACGGAATCTAAGATTCAAATAAATAAACAAAAAGAGGGTGGGTAATTGCTACCTACCCTTTTTTTATAACTAATAAATAAAAAATAAATATTATGGCTTGTG